TTGGAATTTAAAGAGGATAAGGTAGATAGAGCCATTCTATTTATCAGCACATTGAAACATTATACAGGTAAACATTCTGGTAAACCATTCACCTTAGAAGGATGGCAGCAGTTTATAATAGCTAATATAGTTGGATTCTACTGGAAGGGAACTACTACCAGAAGATATACTAGCAGCTATATAGAAGTAAGTAGAAAGCAGGGTAAGACAGCTTTAGCTGCTGCTTTATGCTTGTATTATTTAATAGCTGATGGTGAAGATGGTGCAGAAGTATTATTGGCTGCTAATAGCAAGGAACAGGCTAAAATTGCATTCGATATGTGTAGCAAGTTTAGTAAGGGACTGGATTCTAAAGGTAAGTATCTTACCGCTTATAGGGCTGATATTCTGTTTAACCTTACTAATTCCAAGTTGAAAGTATTGGCTGCTGATGATAGTAAGTTAGATGGTTTTAATGCCAGTTTTGGGTTGTTGGATGAATATCACGCCGCTAAGAATAGTAAGGTTAGGGATGTTATCAAGTCTAGTATGGGAATGAGAATGAACCCACATCTTTGTACTATTACTACCGCTGGATTTGACAAGACCTTACCCTGTTACCAATTAAGAACCGTAGCTATAGAGGTGCTGAACGGCTTAAAGATAGATGATGAAATGTTTATAGCTATCTATTCTTTAGATGCTGCTGATGATTGGGGAGATGAAAAGAACTGGGTTAAATGTGCGCCAAACTTAGATATTACAGTTACTTCCAAATACATTAGGGGACAGGTACAGCAAGCTATTAATAACCCTGCTGATGAAGTCGGAGTTAAAACTAAGACCTTAAATTTGTGGTGTGACAGTTCTAATGTATGGCTTCCAGAGGATTATATTATAAAATGCAGTAAAGAAGTTGACCTTAATAAGTTCGCTGGTATGGATTGCTATGTAGGTGTTGATTTGGCTGCTACTTCGGATTTAACTGCTGTAGCTTACTTAGTAGTACAGGATGGTACTTACTACTTTAAGACACATTACTATCTTCCAGAATCAGCATTAAAGGATAAGGCAGATAAGGAACTTTACAAATACTGGAAGCAGCAGGGTTATCTTACTGTTACCAGTGGTAATGTTACTGATTATGACTATATAACCGCTGATATGCTTAGGTATGCTGATGTAGTTAATATCCAGTCTGTAGGATATGACAAGTATAATGCTACACAATGGGCTATAGATTCTACAGAGCAGGGACTACCATTAGAAGAATATCCACAAACACTAGGTAACTTTAATATGCCTACTAGAGAACTGGAAAGGCTAATACTATCTGGTAAGGCAGTTATTGATAACAATGAAATAAATAGGTACTGCTTTAGAAATGTTACTTTGAAGTCTGATTATAATGGTAATGTTAAACCGAATAAGGCAGTAGACAAGAAGAAGATAGATGGAACTATAGCAATGATACAAGCATTAGGTATGTATTTGCGAAACCCTAGATTTAGCAATGAAATTATCACAATTTAATGGGACTTTTTACTAATTGGTTTAAAAAGAAAGAACCAGCGCAGGAAACCAGAGGGTTATTCTGTGATTCATTGATGTATAATATGAATGGTGGCTACACTACTAATAAGGCTATGCTTCTTAGTACTGTTTACAGATGCGTGGATGTTATTAGTGACGCAGGGGCACAATTACCATTAGAGCCATACTACATTAATGATTCTGGTTATAAGGAGAAATTTATTAAGCATCCTACCTATTATTTACTGAACAAAGAACCTAATCAGAAGATGAGTAGGTTTACTTTTATAAAGACTTTGATAGTAAGTACACTGCTTAAAGGCAATGGATATGCTTATATAGAAAGAGATGCTAAAGGAGATGCAATGGCACTTCATTATTTACAGCCAGATTATGTTACTATTACTGAACAGAAGGACGGAATTAGATATAATGTTGTAGGTATTAAAGGACTTGTAGAGCCTTGTAATATGATTCATATACTGAACTTTAGTTATAATGGTATTACAGGTATAAGCACTTTAGAGCACGCCAAACAGACTTTAGGACTGGCTACAGATTCAGAATCACACGCACAAGGATTCTTTAAAGGCGGTGCTAATTTGGCTGGAATCTTAAAGGTACAATCTACTTTAACTGGTAAGCAGAAGGTAGATTTAAAAACTAGCTGGCAGACAGCATTCAGCCCCACTACTGGTACACCTAATGGAGTGGCTGTATTAGAAGGAAATATGGACTTCCAGCCTATTACAGTGAATCCCGCTGATGCACAGCTATTAGAAACCAGACAGTTTAATGTAATTGATATATGCAGGTTCTTCGGGGTATCACCAGTTAAAGCATTTGACTTATCTAAGAGCAGCTATAGTACTGTTGAGGCTACCCAGTTAGCTTTCCTTACTGATACATTGTCACCATTACTAGAGAAGATAGAATTGGAGTTTGAAAGAAAGCTGTATAAGCCTTCTGAAAGGAATAATATAGATGTAAGATTTGATACATCTGTATTACTAAGAGCGGATAAACAATCTTTAGCAAACTACTACAATACACTATTTAATATCGGTGTGGTTAGTGCCAATGAGATTAGAAAGCAGTTGGATTTACCTGCTGTAGATGGTGGTGATTCCCACTTTGTACAAGTAAACCTTATGGAACTAAAGAACGCTGCTAACAATATACCCACCAATAACGCAATAGACAATGATACAGACAATTTACAAGGGGACTGACTTAGTATTTAATATTAAGTTGGAAGATAAGGACGGTATTCCCTTTAGGGTAAGAAACACTTCTGAATTTATACTAAGACTTTACACCACAAACCCAGCAGAGTTTATAGAATGTAGTTTTAAGGATGGTGATTTGACTGGTATAATTGAGGAGGATAGAATAGATAAGGCGGTTATTAATTCATCTGACCTAGATAAGCTACAATCTGGACTAATCTATTACAGCTACAGCTTTAAAAGTCCTAATGCTATGTTCAATGATGCTTATTATGACGAGGTAGTTAAAGGGCAGACTAATTATTATTTGAAGTAATGGAACTACAGAGAGCAACTAAAGAAGGAGTATTAGAACTGGATAGAATCAGTGCCAAGATTGGTAGTACTGTTAATGCTGTATGGGGAACTGTAGAAGGTGATATTACTAAGCAGACAGACTTACAACTAGAATTGCAAGGTATTAAGGATTCAATACCAGTTACAGTACCCGCTGACGGTGGTAATGCAGATACTGTAAACGGACATACAGTGGAATGTGATGTACCTGCTGATGCCAAGTTTACTGATACTATATATAATGATTCCGCTTTAAAAGCCACTGTAGCCAATAAGGTGGATAAAGTATCTGGCAAAGGTTTGTCTACTAATGATTACACCAATCCAGAGAAGCAGAAATTGGCTGGACTTAGCAACTATGATGATTCAACACTAAGGCAATATATCACGTCTTTAGAGGAACAGAACAAGCTATTAAAGGAACAAGTGGAAGCACTACAGGCTAGGGTTAATAATAAAGGTTGGATTCTATTAGAATAATAATAACACGATGAGAGAACTAAGAAACTGTAATGAAATCGTAAAGATGGATTCCAGAACAGTAGAAGGCTATGCTTTAGTATTCGGTAAGCAGTCTAGGGATTTAGGTGGCTTTACCGAAGTAATAGAACCTACAGCCTTAGAAGGTATTTTAGAAAAGTCAGATATACTATGTTTACTTAATCACAATGAGGATAGAGGTATATTAGCTAGGTCTAAATATGGTACTGGAAGCCTAGAATTAACTATAGATGATACTGGACTTAAATACAGGTTTGAAGCACCTAACACTGCTTTAGGTGATGAACTGTTAGAAGGTCTTAGAAGGGGTGATATTAGTACTTCTTCATTTGCCTTTACTATCGGTAAAGATACTTGGACTAAGAAGGAAGATGGTAGTTATTTAAGAACTATCAATAGCTTCAAAAAATTATTCGATGTATCACCTGTATATAAGGAAGCATATCCAGATACATCTGTAGCATTAAGAAAGATGCAGGATTTAGAGAGCGAGGATTTAAAAGATTACTTCGCTAGACTTAGGAGTAAATTAAACTAATGAACACCTTAGAACTACTGGACAAGAAGGAACTGCTTAAAAAGAGAGCAGAGGAAATTATATCTGGTGCTGAGAAGGAAGTAAGAAAGCTAAATGCAGGAGAGCAGGTAGAATTTGATACACTTACTAAGGAAGTAGCAGATATAGATATTCAGATTAGAAAGATAGAGGAAGATAACCTTAAACAAACAACACATACAACTAATACTATGAAGGAAAAGTTTTCACTTTTAAAGGCTATCAATGATGTAGCCAATAACAGACAATTAGATGAGAGGGCACAGGAAGTGGTAACTGCTGGTATCTCTGAAATGAGAAAGGCTGGTCAGTCTTATAGCGGACAGATTGTACTTCCTATTGAAGAAAGAGCAAACATACAAGCTACTGTAGCTACAGCAGGGCAAGAGAATGTAGCAGAAGATAAATTGGGTATTTTAGAGCCATTGAGAGCTAGTCTAGTATTGGCACAAGCAGGTGCTTCTTATATGACTGGTTTAGTAGGCAATGTATCTATTCCTGTTTATTCTGGTTCAAATGTAGGCTGGGCTGGTGAAGTGACTGCTGCTTCTGATGGTGCGGGTACTTTCAGTGAAGTAAACCTAGAGCCTAAAAGACTGACTGCATATATCGACGTATCTAAGCAGTTCTTAATTCAAGATTCTAACAGTGCAGAAGAAATGTTGAAACGTGATATTGTATCAGCTATTTCTAATAAGTTGGAAGCTACTATTTTGGGTACTGCTGCTGGTTCTGCTACACAACCTGCTGGTTTGCTTAATGGTGTAACTGCTGATACTGCCGCTGTTACTTATACAGACTTTGTAAATATGGAAGCTACATTAGGTGAGAAGAATGTAAGAGGTGATATTAAGTTTATTGTTTCACCTTCTGCAAAGGCTGTATTAAAGTCCACCGCAAAGAATCAAAATTCTTTCATTATGGAAGGTAATGAGGTAAACGGCTATCCTGTTCTTTGTACTTCTGCTGTAGCAGGTAAAGGTATTGTTTACGGTAATTTCGCTGATTTGGTTATCGGTCAATGGGGTGGAATTGATTTAACAGTAGACCCATATACACAGGCTGCTAACGGTAAAGTAAGACTTGTTATCAATGCTTACTTTGATGCTAAGCCTAGAAGAGCAGAAGCATTTGTTAAGAAGGTTCTTAAAGCCTAATTATAGTCTATTTAATAAGTAGTAAGCTATGTATATAACTTTAGAACAAGCTAAGAAACACCTGCTAGTAGATGAGGATTTTAGGGCAGATGATATGTACATTCTGGACTTAATAGCTGTAGCAGAGGATTCAGTATCTAAACATTTAGACATAGCTTTAGATGAATTAGAAACAGGTGGTAATTTACCACCTGCTATAATTCACGCTATGTTACTAATGATAGGTAACTTATATGCTAATAGAGAGCCTGTAGCATTTGGTACAGTAGTTAAACTGCCTTATAGTTATGAATACCTTATAGGACTTTATAAACACTATGAAATAAAATGAGAGCAGGATTACTAAATTATCCGATTACCATACAAGAGCCTGTAACAGTTAAAGATGTATATGGGGCTAATGGTATAGATTGGAGAGACATTATAAGTACCAGAGCGCAGGTTACATATAATACTGGAAACAGACAGAACCAGAATAATGAAATAATCCACTGCTATACAATTACCTTTACCATAAGGTTATATCACAAGGTTAATGAACAAATGCGAATTATTTGGAATGGTAATAAGTATAGGATTCTTAGTATTAACCGAGAATTATATAAGCAATCAATAACCATAGTAACTGAATTGATAAATGAATAATATAGAGGTAGATGCCAGACAGGTTACTTCTATGTTCGCTGATTTGACAAGCAGACAGCAAAGGCAGGTCTATAGGAGTGCTTTAAGAAAGGGTGCTGGTATTCTAGCAACGGAAACTAAAAGACAACTAAGACAGACTTTAGGTAGGGCAGCTTCTAGTAGAAACTGGTGGAATGGTAGAACCTTAGTAAGTGGGGTTAAATCTAATGCTGACCGAAACGGGACAGAAGCTAAAGTACATATTATGGGTGACTTTAGATTGAAGTTCTTTGAAATGGGTACTAGAGTTAGAAGAACCACTGGTAATAATAGTGCTTCTGTTAGAGGAAGGAATCCTATTAGAAGGCAGAGAGTAGCAGCTAATAGAGGTAATATCAATGCAGCACATTTCTTTAGAACAGCTAAAACCAATAAGGAAAGAGAAATCTTTGATAATATGGATAACCTTATAAGCCAATCAATTCAGAGAATAGCAAATAGAAACAGACTATGAGTTTACAAGTAGGCAAAGCAATATATAACCTGCTTAGTAATGATGCTAATGTTACTGGCAGGGTACAAAATAAAATATATCCCTTAATTGCTGATACTGGTACTACATTTCCCTTCATTGTTTATAGAAGAACTGGTATAGAACCATCTGATAGTAAAGATAGGTTTATCTATAAAGAAGATACTTATGTAGAAGTAGCTATAGCTTCTGATAAGTATAATGAAAGCATAGAAATAGCTGATTCGGTAAAGGATGCCTTACAGGGTAAAAGGGGTAACTATTCTGGTATTAACATACAGAATATTAGAATGACAAACGCAGATGAGGATTATATAGAAGATACATTCATTCAGAACCTTACATTCAACATAAAGACAAATGGCAGGACAAGTAATTAATGGCGGTGATTTGATGCTGTTTATAGATGGCAAATCTATAGCATTTGCAACCAGCCATAAACTAAGTATAAATGTGGAAACAGTGGAAACCACTTCTAAGGATAGCGGTGGTAAATGGGTAGCTAAGGCTGCAAGAAAGATTAGCTGGAATTGTAGTACCGAGAACCTTTATTCTAATGATGGTGAAGGTATGACTTTTGACCAGTTATTCGATAAGCTGACAGCCAGAACACCTATCAAGGCTGTATTCTGCTTAGAGAAAGATTATTCAACAAAGAAGGATGAAGTACCAGAAGGGGGATGGTTGCCAGCTACTACTGGAATTTATTCGGGTAATGTTATTATTACAGCACTAGAGGCTAATGCGCCTAATGGAGATAACGCAACATTTACAGCATCTTTTGAAGGTGTGGGAGCACTTACTAAGACTGCCACAGCTTAATTATAAAGCCTTTATATCTCTAGGTTATGGAGGTGTAAAGGCTTTCTTATTTTAAATACTTATTGATATGACTATTAAAGGACAAGACTACAAACTGAAATATACTCTTAGGGCCTTATTCATCTATGAACAAATTACAGGTAAGGCTTTTGAGTTAAAGACTATCACAGATGAATATCTATTCTTCTACTGTATCTTAATGGCTAATAATCCAGACAGTTCACTAACCTTTGAAGAACTGATAGAAGCCGTAGATGAAGATATGGGTATTATGGTAGAGTTCCAGAACTTCTTAAAGAAGGAACTGGAGAAGCAACAGCTATTCATTACTAATAATACAGATGCTAAAAAAAAGTCCTAACCACTAAGGAGATATATTTTACCTTAGTAATAGAAGGTGGACTAGACCCAGAATATGTACTAGATAAGATGCAGATGTATGAGTTAGAACCACTGATTAGCAATTTACATAAGAAGGACAGATATAGCTGGGAACAGGCTAGAATGATAGCTTATGTAATTGCACAATGTAACAGCACTAAGAAGTTAAAGCCTACTGATATAATGCAGTTTAGTTGGGACGATGATACTACAGGGGAAACATCTATTAGCAATGAGGATATTAAGAGATTACGAGAGAAGGCTAAACAATATATAACACATAATTAAATATGGCTGATTTAGTAACCAGACTACTTCTTAATAGTAGTCAATTCGATAATAACATAAGGCAGTCCACACAACAAGTACAGCAGTTTCAGCAGGTAGGCAGGAATATCACAGCTACCATAGGTAAGTTTGCTGGTGCTTTAGGGATAGCTATGACTGCTGGAGAGGCGTTTAACAAGTGGGTACACAGTTCACAGGCTTTAGGGGATGAATGGGATAATACCGTTAATGCCTGCAAGGGTACTATAGATGTATTCTTCCAGTCCCTTAGTAATGGTGATTGGAGTGCCTTCCAAGATGGTTTATTTTCCACTATCAAAGGTTTAAAGGAACTTAGTGCTTTAAGAGATAGTCTAGCCGATGCTAAATTAACTATGGACTTCAATACTAAGAGGTTTGAGGCACAGTTTACAGAACTGGAAGCAATTATTAGGGACAAGACCAAGAGCCTAGAGGAACGAAAGAAGGCTTTCGAGCAGTTACAGACATTAAAGGCTAATTATAAAATAGATATTGTAGATGTGTCCGCTGGTAATGACCAAACACTCATAAAGTTTTTAGAGGCACAATATAAGGGGTATGGTTGGACTACCAAAGATGTAGAGAAATATCTATCCATATATAACAATGACTTTTCAAGCAGACCAGAGAAAGAAGCATTAGATGAATATAAGAAAAGATTGTCTGAGCTAGAGAGTCAACAATATAGTTATCCCGCTTATTCTTCTATGTATGGTGGTGGTACCATTAGGACGGAGAACAAAGAGATTACTAAGCAGATAGCATTATTTAAAGCAAGGAACGCCGAACTAGAGAAGATGAGAATCCTTAATAATGATGATGATAAGGATAGGGCACAAATGCTTAAAGACTATGAATATAGTTACGACCTAAGAAAGAAGGCTGCAGATTTTGATAAGAGGGTATTAGAACTACAGGCTTCTTTACAAGAAGGCTCTGCTAATAAGGCTAATAATACCGCAGTAGTTCCTGTTATTCCTTCTGGTTCTATCATTGAAATGGAGAATAAGATAAAGGTATTAAAGGGTAAACTGTCTAATGCTACATCTGATGGTATGAGGGCTGGTTTTATGGCAGCTATTAAAGAGGCAGAAACCGAACTTAGAATGATGCAATTAAGGGCAGCTGGAACACCTTTATTAGTCGGTGGGGATATTAGTAAACCTACAGGAAGATCTGTGAAATCTGATCTGGATGCGGGGAATATCGTAGTTAAAGGAATTGATACAAATGCAATCCAAAATAACTTAGACTATGTGGATAGTATCAGTGCTATAGGCTCTGTTATGAGTTCTGTTACCAATTTGACTAGTGAGGGGGCGGCAGCTTGGTTAAGTTATAGTACTAATATCATATCCTCTGTCGCTGCTGCACTTCCAGCATTAACTACACTTACAACAGCATTAACCGCTAAAGCTGCGGCTGAGGCGGCAGGTAGTGCCGCTGTGACACCTGTAGTAGGTTGGATAAATGCTATTGCTGCTATATCTGCTATTATGTCCGCAATGGCTTCTATTCCTAAGTTTGCTGATGGTGGTATTATTGGAGGCAATTCCTTCATTGGTGATAATATGATAGCCAGAGTAAACAGCGGTGAAATGATTCTCAATAACAGGCAGCAGAAGAACCTGTTTAACCTTTTAGATGGTAAAGGTGGGACTTCCGTTAATGCTGGTGGAGAGGTTAAATTAAGAATCGAAGGACGAGACTTAGTAGGCGTTCTTAATTCTCAAACAAGTAAGACAAGTAAATACAAGTAATATGTACAACCTTATATATACAGTGCCATTTACTAATGTGGATGGAGAAGCCTTAACTATACAAATACTAGAAGATGGTGGAACTGGTACACCTGTAGAACTTACAGGTGGCACACCACCATTCATAGTAGATGTAAATGACGAAGATTTTTTATACAATCCTACTAGATTCAGTGGAGCTACTTTAAAATTAGTTGGAAGTGATTACTTACAGAAGCTATTTAGTACGCAATACCAGAGATTTAAAGTTAATTTGGTAAAGGCTGGATCTGTTATCTGGACTGGCTTCATAACACCAGAACTATATTCACAGGACTATGATAACAATTTATTCGAATTGAATATAGAGTGTATATCGGCTTTATCTACTTTGGAGTACATAGACTTTAAAGATGAAGGAGCTACTATTACATTGATGGATATTATTAAGAAATGTATCACTGAAAGTAAAGGTGATTTTAGAGCAGTTTATATGCCTAATACATATACATCTTCTTTAAATGGTATAACTGTAAGTACTGCTAATTTCATTGATGAGGATGGCAAAGCAATGCCTTTAAAGGAGTGTTTAGAAGAAGTCTGTAAGTTCCTTAACTGGACTGTTACAGAATATGGTGGTATAGTGTACTTTATTGATATGGACTATATAAAGGCTGGTAAAACCAGTTATACCAATATCCTTACTAATAGTGCTTCTACACTTTCTTCTACTATTAATTTAAGGGATATACCATCTAAAGGGAACAACAACCAATTATCCATATTAGGTGGATATAATAGGGCTGTGGTGATAGACAGTGATTATGAGGCCGATAAAGACAGTCTCTATCCAGAATCTAATTTCAAATGGCAAGTTCCTATGTACAGTAAATCCAAGGAGTTCAATGGCAAAACATATATAAAGAACTTTGCGGAATCAGAAGCATTCGAGCCTGTTTACTATGCTGGTAACAGCACATCTTTCACTAAGGTAGACGATGGGTTTAGCTTGGATAAGCAGAAACAAAGGGCAGGGACTTTCTTAACACAGGTAGCCAGCTATGATACAGGTAACAAACCTGTTAAACTGAACTATGAGGACTTGTTTGAGATAAAACAATATGATGATTATGGGACTGTTAAATATTTATGGCAGACAGGTGATCTGGAGTTCCCTGTTATAAGGACTAAAACGGCATCACCTACCATAGTATTTGATACAGATACCAAGTTGTGTATAGATTTCAAGTTGATGATACAAGTTACAGATGATTGGGGATTACCTATAGAGGGTGACAGTATGAAAGGTGGTAGTGGTTGGAACAATGATTTTATCTATATACCTGCCAAGCTCAGAATAGGTGATTATTACTATAATGGGACAAGCTGGACTGCCAACAGTGATAACTATTTTAAGCTATATACAGATTGTGACAAGAATAAGATAACCGCTAAATGGCTGAATGCCAGAAACACCAATGACTTCACAACAGGCTATGATGAGCTTACTGGTACATTGATAAATATAGATAAGGTAATGGTTGGGGATCTGGAGCTTACATTATATAGTCCCAAGTTCCCTAATGTTGAAATGGCTATATTGTTCCCGCCTAGCTATATGTTCGTCAAGGATATATCTTTACAGAGCCAACGTAAGGAGGGTAACACATCTGGAGAGAAGAAAGATACCAAGTATGAGAATGTGGTGAATGAATCCTATATTAATGCCCTAGACGATATTACATTCAAGATAACATCCAAGAATAATAGTGAGTTATCATTCAGTAAGGCTATAGTAGGAACGGCCATACTGGATACTCTCACTAATACTATTGATAATACGTCTAATAAGCCAGAAGAATATCTAATAAAAAGGATAATCAACCAATACAAGCAACCGAAGGTCAAACTTCTACAGGTGATTAAGCCAGAAGTACAGCCTTATTCAATTATTACGGATAGCTATCTGTCTGGTAAGAGGTTTGTATTTGCTGGAGGAAGGATCAATTATGAAGATAATAGCATAGAATGTAACCTTATAGAACTTAATTAACTATGGATATAACAAGTAGCAGAATAGCAGCCACGCCTAGAAGTAAGTACCATAAATACGGATATGGAGGTAGTAATATTTCTGTTAGTGGTGGTTCTAATGTAGACCTAAGTAATTATGTAAAGCTGGCTGGAGAGGAAAGCCAGACTATAGAAGGTAATGTAGGAGCTACAGGGGATATAGTCGCTTACAGTACCAATGAAATTAAAGAGAAATATCCTATAGCGTCCCCAACGGCTTTAGGAACTATAAAAGTTGGTGAGAATCTGATTATAACAGATGATGGCACGTTAAATGCCGAGGCTGGTGGGGCTAGTGGCTGGAATGATATAAAGGATAAGCCTAGCACCTTCACCCCTTCCAAGCATACACATACCAAAGCTGAAATATCGGACTTCTCACATACACATACCAAGTCACAGATCACGGACTTTAGCCATACCCACAAGATGCAGGACATATCAGATTTCAACGGTGTTACATTAGATACAGACCAGACTATAACAGGACAAAAGACCTTTAGTAAGACTATTCTAGGGCAGGCTGATATAATAGCCTATTCCACGGGCATAAGTAAGGAGCTGTTCCCTATAGCCAGTAAGACCGCTATTGGATGTGTAAAGATAGGAGATAATATTAATGTATCTGGGGACGGTACGATTAGCGTTAATATTAATGGTGGTGAGGCTGGTTCTGTGGATTGGGATAATATCAATAACAAACCTTCCTCATTCACACCTTCAACGCATACACACGATGATAGGTATTACACAGAGACAGAGATTAACACCAAGCTAAATTCCAAATCCAATACAGATCACACGCATAGTAATTACGCTTCCACCATTACAACCACTGGGACAGGTAACGCAGTGACCTCTATAAGTCAAAGCGGCAATACAATCACTGTGACCAAGGGTGCTACATATAATAACTATACACATCCAACTAATCACCCTGCCAGTATAATCACGCAGGACGTTACACATAGATTCATTACTGATACGGAAAGAACTAACTGGAATGATGCCAATAGCAAGAAGCACTCACATAATAATAAAGGCTACCTAGATATTATTAACCAGAACCTAGCCACTACCAATGATGTTAATTTCAAATCGGTTAAGGCTACAGGGGATATAATAGCCTATAGTACTGGTACTACGAGTGAGAAATATCCTATAGCCAGCAAGACAGCACTAGGATGTGTAAAGGTTGGTAGTGGTCTATCCGTATCCTCTGATGGTACTATAAGTGCCACAAGTACTACAGGCGGTGGAAAGTGGGGAGAGATCACAGGTACGCTAAGTAACCAGTCTGATCTACAGACAGCCTTAAATGGCAAGGCTAACAGTTCACATACACATAACTATGCTAGCACAGTTAAGGTTGGGTCAACATCATATAACATAAGTGGGAATACTATCAGTTTACCAGCATATCCTACAGTACCTTCTGCCTTAAAGAATCCTAATGCACTTACTATTAGCTTGAATGGTACTTCACAGGGAGCTTATGATGGATCAGCTGCTAAATCATTTAATATCACAGCCGCAAGTATTGGGGCTGCTGCAAGTTCTCATTCACATAGTTATATACCTTTGAGCGGTGGAACTATGACTGGTGGACAAATAGCTAGGGCAGGATCTTCACAAAGCTGGGTGAACGGTCGTAAGGGCGCAATGATCGTACTTAATAGTACTGGAGCAAGTCAATATATGCCTATATGGTCTTGCAAGTCACAGGCTGGTAGTTGGGATTGTGGTACATATACCGAGAACAGGTTACATTTCAGCTATATAACTGACACCAATTATAACGCTGGAACTAACACCCAAACTGCAAACATTTATTTCAATACCAATGGAACTATTACCGCTGGTTTAAATGGCAATGCCACTACCGCCACAACATTACAAACCATTAGAACTATCAACGGTACTAATTTTAATGGCTCTGCCAATATCACTACAGCCAATTGGGGTACAGCCAGAAATATAGGTATAGTATCGTCCGATGGTACTGGTGTGGGATCTGTGGTTAGTGTTAATGGCAGTGGTAATGTGAATTTGAAGTTACCTGCTACAATCAAGGCTTCAATAACAGGGAATGTAAGTGGTAACGCTGGGACAGCGACAAAGTTGCAAACCGCTAGAACCATTTGGGGGCAATCATTTAATGGTAGTACTAATATCAGTGGTAATATGACAGGTGTAGGTAGTATCACAGCAAGTGGATTGATAAAGACTACTAACAGCGTACAGGCAGATGGGGATGTTATAGCATATAAGACTAGTACAGGTGGGGCTAGTCCCTTCAAGTATTGGCTACCATCCGTTGATGCCAATGGTAATTTAAGCTGGTCTAACAGCACTTCCACTACAACACCAACAACAAGGAATATCAGAGGTCCACAAGGTCCTACAGGTCCCAAAGGAGCTACTGGTGCGACAGGTCCACAAGGTCCAAAAGGTGATAAAGGAGCTACTGGTGCTCAAGGGCCAGCGTGGAACGGTGGTACTATTACCCAATCAGCGATGGTGAAGGCTACGTGGGGCTTCTGGGGTATTGACGCTGGTTCTGGCCTTAACTTCTACCTATCGCAACGGGGGGATAAGAATGTTTACTTCTGTTGGGGTGGAACCGATAAGAATAAGGCGAGCTTATCGCCTACTGGTAATATGTACGTAGCTGGTAATTATTCTAATGGTTCAGATATAAGGTTAAAGGAAAGAAGCATAAATGTCTCTAACGTATTGGATAAGATCAGCGACTTATCCACCTTTTATCATAAGAGACTGGATATTGGAGACGATGTGACACGTATAGGGGTTAGCGCACAGGATGTACAGAAGGTCTTTCCAGAAGTTGTAGGAACAGCCAATATGCCCGAATATGGGGATATATTAACCGTGGATTATGCCACATTAGCCACTACCGTAGCCATTAATGGCTGTAAGGAGCTACATCAACTCATCAAAGAGCAACAAGCGAAGATAGAGGCTTTAGAGGCCAGATTAAGTGACTTAGAAACTAAAACGAATTAACTATGATATTACCGAAGACCAACCTTAGCATAATGGATGTGAGGAACTGCACAGGAAATCCAAGTCTGGACTTAGGTACTTTATGCAGTAAGGGACAATATATTAATAAGTGGAGTAAATATAAGCCTGTTAGGTATAACTTTACTACCAGCCGACCTTCAAACTGGTGGAAAGCTTCAGATGGAAATTGTGGACTGGACGTAAGAGGATATACAACAATTACTCAATTGGTCACAGATCTAAGAAATGATGTCACCTTCTGGGGGTATCTACCACCCACAGGAGGATCAGCGCAGCCTTACAGATTAGGCGACTTCGCTGGGTATAACTCACAGGCTCAACAACCTGTTTACTGCAATGAGCTACCTAACATTGTATATAAGGATGCCTCAGCTACTATTGGAATGGCGTTGGATATGAATGGTGTTGATACATCCTCAAACCTTCAATTAACAGATATACAAGGAAAATACCCCCTATCCAGCTACTATCCTGCTGTAGTTGTAGTAAGGGCAGATCAGAATGTAGGCAATTTGATAACAGCCAGTCAAACATTTGCACAAGGACAAGGAGTGGGCGTTGAAGTTCCAACAAGCCAATTAAGTGCTGGATATGATTATGACTTTATATGTTGTTTCAGCTCGATAAAACAGGCCTCTTACGGCCCTAACTCAACTGCCGCAAACTTTGTACCCGCACCGACTGACAACGTGTTGCAAAGGGTAAGTATAAAGACTGGTGGACTATCCGTATTTGTTACTGGAACTTGGGCTAGTAACAAGTCTACTTATAGGATTGACGCTACAAATAGGGTTAGTACGGCTGGAGCTACTATGACAAATGTAACATTGCAGATCGTTTACCTAGACTTCAAGGAATCTGGAGATTCACAGGAATATGGAGAGACAACGATTAAATTGGCTGATATTGTAGTCCCCTATAATCAGACCAAGACCGTAACTAATGTAGTGGCTAACTCATTGCCAGAGTATAAAACGAGAGGCGGTAAACTTATCCTTACTTATACATATAATAATATAGTAAATACTATAGTAGGACAATTTGAGGATGAAGCATAATGACTAAAACTAGAGTTAAGACAGAATTAGCAGCCGCAATAGTACTAGTATTAGTAGGATGCTTCTTATTAATTGCTGGTATATTTATTCCACCTATAGGAACTATTCACCCTTCTGTACTGGTAGCATTTGGAGAGATAGCTGTATTTGCTGGTAGCCTATTTGGAATAGATTTACATTATAGACTGGAATTTCATAAGATAAAGGCAGAAGTAGGAGCAGATAAGATAGAAGATAAATAATTAGGAGCCTGTTTGCCTTTATTGGTGGACAGGCTTTTTAATTATCTTTACGGAATGAAATATATAGATTACTATTATAAGGAAATTCAGCTCTATGCCATTATAGATGGTGGTAGATACTATTCAATGAATCCAGATAACTTTACTGCTGTTTGGTGGGCAGGGAAGTATGTGCCAAAAGTGGACTTTGATACATTTAATGAGCAGGTGGAATTTAATGGGGACAAGGAAGAACTGTATATGTTGTGCTGCTATATAATATATGTAATAGAACAGCATTACTTTGTAAAGCTAAGACCTACATTAGAAGAATTAAATGCAGATGGTTTGGAAGGCATTACATTAAAGTATAAGAAGGGTTCAGACATCACTTTAAACGGCGGTAGCATTATTAAAGATGTTGCTAATGCTATTGGTGCTAGTAGGAATGGAGAATACAAGGCAGATAGTATATGTAAGTTAGATGAAGTGGCTAATAATACTTACTTACAAAGTATGTTCACTGTTGAACTGGCTGAATTTCTACATTGCTACTTCCCTGTAAAGAGAAAGAAGGATAGTCTGGTTAGTACAGATGAACAAGATATGATTATAAAGATTCTGCACCTGTTTAAACTAACACCTTATTTAGTTGTACGAAGTAGATACAGGCAGTTATTAATGCTAGCTGATAGATTCAAGGAGAATCTTAGCTGGATAAACTTGCAAGATCAGTTATTACCTGTAACATTTATAAAGTGGAAGCAGTGGAACACGAACAACTGGCTAGAGGTTGAATATGATAAACTTAAAGAAGGAGAAACTGTTAGCTTTCCACCTTTAGGAAGTAACAATTAATTCTAGCGTTATGTAAATTAGTTCTGATACTTTTGCCGCCAGTTAAATAACTGGTGTGCTAGATACCTATATAAGTCCACAGGGCAGTGGCATCATTTTATGAGTAACATAGTTACTATTAAAGGTCAAGAAATAGACCTTACAGATCGCAAGGTTCAATGTGAAACCTTCGGTAAACAGTTTAAGGCAGATGCTACTGCCTATGAGTACATTAAGATGTGTGATGAACGTATCAAAAGCTACGAGGGTTACATAGCTAATCTAAAGGGACTTAGGGAGGTAAAACTGCGAGAGAAGGCAGAGGAACACAAGGATGAATTAAGAGTCTTGTTAGCTTCTATGGGTGACGAAGAGCGAACTAAATTTATTAACAGTTTAAACAGATGAGTATGGACACACAGACTAAAGAATTAGTCCAGCTTTGGAATTTACTGGATTTAGGTTTAGATTTGAATGGCAGATATGCTGATACAGGCATTATTAATGAAGGTGATGAAGGTGTAGTTATTGATGTTACTGCAATAGCTGAAACTGCTGAACAGTGGAATGAACCAATAGAACCAAGGCAGGCAGATTGGTTTGAAGCTGCTGGTATTGTAGGTGTAGCCAGTCTAGTGAATGCCTATATGGAAGATCCGACCTGTTATCAAAGGGGGGCTGTTAATTCATTAGTAAAGCTGATTGGAGATAAGCTATTACAGACTTTTGAAGGGAAACGTGTTAAAATAGAATTTTAAACTAATAGCCAGTTGCCAATAATGGTAGCTGGCTTTAAAAACCAAATAAGAATGAGAGTGTTAGAAGGAAAAGAATTAGAAGATTATTTAAAGCAGATGCAAGAATGGGAAGCTAAGAAAGCTAAAGCTATAGAAGATGCTTTCCAAAGAGAGATAGTAACAGGTGATGATATTGTAAATATATTAAGGACTTATACAAGTGATAGAGATAGATGGGAACTATTTGCTAACCTTGCTGAGAATGATAAACTATCTGATGAAGCCTTTAATAAAGGTCTGGTTATAGCTTGGACAGTAGGAAGAGGTACAGGAGATTTTAGAGCTATACAATACTTTATGAGGTGTAAGAAGGAATTAGTAATGAATGAAGAAGAACTAGCCTATTATAATAGATTGCCCGATAAGGTTACTTTGTATAGAGGTTGTAGTATGGATGAGTATGAAGATGAAGATGGAGATAGTTGTTTCGGTATTTCTTGGACTACCAGTAGAGAGATAGCAGAGTTCTTTGCATTTAGAAATGAGCAGGAAGATACTGCTGTATATTCTATAGAGGTTGATAAGGAAGATATTAAAGCTGTGTTCTTATCTAGGAATGAATTTGAAGCTATATGTTTTGGTGGTGATGAAGTTACTTTGGTTACAGATGAGCCTACAGAACTATATACTAATTATATGGAACGAAGGCAGCAGGAACTATATCAGCTAAAATGATAAATATTTCTATATCATTGCTTGTATAATGATATATTATTATATATCTTTGTGATGTCAAATAAAAGCAGTGTTCTATGAAACCATTAAAAGTTAATGAGGTCTTAGACCTCTTAAAAAAGGATGGTTGGTATAAGGTAGGGCAAGAAGGCAGCCACAGACAGTATAAGCATCCTACTAAAAAGGGCAGGGTTACTGTTAACGGTAAACTTAGTGATACTTTAGACCAGTTCAGACTGAACAGCATTTTTAAACAAGCAGGGTGGAAGTAATTCCATCCTGTTTTAAAAACATTATAAGTTATGGAGAAGATTATAGTACAAATTGGATGGTGCGATAATTATTGTGCCGCAAGTGATGAAATATTGGGATGTGTAGCTTGTTCTGATACCATAGAAGGCATTAAAAAGGAATATAGATCAGCGTTAGACTTTCATATAAAAGGAATGCTGGAAGATGGTGATGAATTGCCAGAGAAGTTAAAGAATGAATATGAATTAGTATTTGAACTAGATACTTCCGCAATGCTTCATAGTCTGGATGGAATAGTTACCAGAAAAGCTATTGCTAAAGTTACAGGTATCAATGAAGCACTACTAACACATTACGCTAACGGCTTTAGGAAGCCTAGACCAGTACAAAGACAGAGGATAATAGACGGCATTCATCAAATAGGTAGAGAATTGACGTTAATAGGATAGCTTTTATTTGATAAAAGGGAACTATGATCTTTAATGATGTAGTTCCCTTTTTTATACTTTA